GCTGTTTTTCTTGCAGTGTTTTTTACTGCTAGGTTTTTGAACTTGATTTTACCACCGTGTACTTCACCATTCACTTTGTATGAAGAAGCCGGCTCGGCGAATACACCGATTTGCTTCGCTCTTGATTTGAAGTTTCTAGTGTATACAACGTATTGTGTTGAGTTTGCCATGGTCTTTGTTTCCTCTTTAGTAGATGGAAAAAGTGTATTAAACATACCTTTTAGCATATTGTCCCTCTTTCCTTGTTTGTTAATAAAAAACACATAGGAATTTCAATCTCTGTTATCCTATGCATCATACAAACAATTATATACTAGAAAGTGTATTTCGTCAACCTACAAGAAAACTCAGTGTTTATGGAATCTAATTTGATGTTTTGGTAAATTTCTCTGTTATGATCTAGCACCGATTCCATATCATCTAAGAGTTTTTGCAATTGGTCTTTGCTTTTACCAGCCAACAAGTCTATCTGGCTTTTGATTAGATTTATCCTTTCGGCACCTTCGCACTCGTCATAATCTTCAGACCAGTAGTTATCAAAAGTTTTGAATCCCAGTCTACGCAGATTTTTTAGAAAGTGCTTTGGTCCATAAACGATGAAAGGATTTTTCAATGCCAAGGGTCTCGCTATCTTCTCTGTTGGTAAGAAGGTGTCTCCGAGATGCCACGTCTCACACACTATATCTAAGAATGCTCTGTGGTAGAATTCTTCCAGGGCGTTGGTGTCTGTGTAGTTCACGTAACCAAAATGATGCCTCTCTATGATTTCTTTGCTGTCAACGTAGATGGGGAGTTGTGCTTTGAAATGTTCTATTGTTGGTGTTGGCATATGTGCTTTCAGTTCATCCAAAGGAAAAAACTTTTGCCAATATGTCAAATATGAATCATTGTGATGTTGTCTGCGTATGAACTCGGCCAGTATGAAACGAGGCCATCTATGATTCCCAACGAACAACATGAATTTCTTTTCAATCTTTTTTGGCTTCACTGACGCACCCTTGAAATGGAAAAATGGCAATTCATTGAACCACTTGTTTACTTTGATACCCGGCACGTGCTGGACCATATTGTCTGTTTCCACAATCAAATTTTCTGAATATGGGTGTTCAGTAATAAAGTCAACCAAGTTTTTATTGTCAAGGGTAAGCCTACGCAGATCCGGAGCCTCATCTATCTTGATCACTATTGGAAAAACATTGTCTTCACAACGTTGTCTGAACTCGTCGAGAAATTCCTCTTGGTTATAAATGTTGTCTTCTACGACTTTGAGCCTTATAAATTTTTCGTCCATTGCTCTATTGATACGAGGTTGTGTGTCTCATTCTCCTGCTTGTAGTCCTGCAACTTAAATATCTTATCATCGATAGATGCGGCCGTGCATTCCTCTATGACTGAGACTTTGAAGTCATTGTTCCAATGTCTGCCTGTTGCCTCACAGATTTCAAACAGCCTTGACTCGACTTGTCTCATACAAAGATTGTAATGGAGACCCACCAGGTACACGTGATCGATGTCATTGTCTTTCAACCACTGTTCCAAAATCGACTTGTTCTTTTCCAACATAAGATCGTGTTCTGTGTGCTCTTTCAACAATGCACTTATGTCGGAACGAGTGATCATGGTGCCTAAGGTAGGCACATCTTTGCTATCTAAAACCTGTTTGATGCAGTCCATCGCCTGCAATTCCAATGGATGTTGCATCTCTTTCCAACAATGGACAACAATGATGCCTGTTGCCATTTAGTTGTCCTTGTAATCTGGAACTTGGAATAGGTCTATGCCTTCGTCAAGCAGTTGATTGGTCTCTTCCTTGGTTGCCTTGCCATAGAACTTCTGATCACGTTTACCCTTCGCGGCCTTCCTGGCCTCCTTTGCGAAGTTCTTACCAACATCCTGGAAATCTTTCTTGATCTTCTTGTTCAATTTTCTCAAAAGGCTTTCAGCACTCTCGCCCATTACCATATAATCGTCTGGTTCGCCCTTGGGTTTTGACATCTTGACGCTGGGTGCCATTATGGCCTTGTCCACTGCGGTGCTGTCACACATCGGACAGTTGATCATTCCTTTGTTCTTCTGTTTCGTGTAATCTTTACTGCTTGGAAACCAACCCTCGAACTCGGCGTTGCATCTGCATCTGAGTTTGTACTTGATCATAATATTATTTACATTATACACTTGACAGATAAAACTGTCTACTATATTATAACATTATGGCATTACACAACACATCAGGATACACACCAGGCAGACCCAAGAAGACTTCACAGGGCAAGAACAAGAGCAGGATCAAGAAGAGCTCTATGAACAAGCACAAGAAAAGAAGTTACAAGGCTTATGTCGGACAAGGCAAGTAAGGACGAGATCAAACTGTTGAAGGCACAGTTGGGCAATCTCGAAGTGCAGGTGTCGGAATATCAGCAGATAGTCAAAGAACTTTCGGACAAAATTAAAAAATACGAGAACAAGTACGGATCTGTTTTTACCCGTGCGTCAGATTAAAGAACACGGCATCCTTGCTTCTCCTGAACTTCAGCGTTTCATAATCAACTATATGTACATTCCTCGGGCCACCGTACTGCTCCATAATCCTTTCTTGATCTAAAGGCCGGATTGTAATTACTTCTCTGTCAGGCAGTGTGACATTGTAGCCACAAAACATAGGCCACCAATGCAATGGATTGAGAGAATCAAAACGCTCTTTCATTATGATAATAAAGATCACAGGTACAATAGTAAATGGTTCTACCCACCAAGGAATACTATCCATGGTCCAATAATCAATCAAATGCACAGCACCTGTCCACAAACCTATAATGGTAAGCAGTATGCACACAATGGGCCAAAAATCATCTTCTTCGTCTAGATGAGGGTCATAGTGTGAATACATTCTTACCTTCTGTTGTTTGCTCATCTTCATATTAGTATATATAGGCAAAAGCCAGTAGACATTTGCTTTAATTGTGCTACAATAAAGTGTAAATACCAAAGTATGCAAAAACACACACGAAGTTTATTAGAAGAATTAAGTTCTATGCCCTTAAAGAGGGACAAAGAAGAAGTGGTTGAGAGCAGGGCATCTCACATCCTAGAGAGTGCAATTAGGCTTATGACATATATCAGGGAAAACTTCGACCAGGACACTGCTTTCAAACTTGAAAAGAAATTCAACTCTGCACTAAAGAATATGGATGCATCCAAGTTCACAAAAGGTGTCGCTCGTATCAAAGAGAACAGAGACGTCAAAGAAAACCTATTGAAAATCAAAGACGGCGAATACAAAGAGGACTAACAATGTTGATCGAAGATGTCCTTACTGAGTTCAAGAGGACACACCTTGAACACATCGAAGACATAGTGATAACCGACGGCTATGAGGGTGGCAAGGCAGTTATAGAATACTTCCGTGGATTACTGCTAACACTAAAGGGATCTAGCAGTGAGGCAATGAGTGTGTCTGTCAAATGGGATGGTGCACCCGCCGTGGTTTGCGGAACCAATCCAGACAATGGAAAGTTCTTCGTGGGCACAAAGTCTGTGTTTGCCAAGAACGCAAAGATCAATTACACAAAGAAAGATATAGCAAACAACCACGGTACGGATGAACTAGGACAGAAGTTGTTGAAGTGTCTCGTGCATCTAAAGAAAATCAACATACAAGGTGTGGTGCAGGGCGACTTGCTGTTCACAGACGAGGACATCACACGTAAGAATGTTGATGGCAAACCTCATCTCACTTTCACACCAAACACAATCACATATGCAGTACCAGAAGGTGGAGACCTCGCAAACAAGATAGACAGAGCAAAAGTTGGCATTATATTCCATACAACATACATTGGTGACAGCATCGCTGATATGAACGCACAGGGCGGAGCCGACGTCAGTGAATTCTCGCAGAGTCCAGATGTGTTCTTTGACAATGCTACCTACAAGGATGTTTCAGGCAGTGCCAAGTTCACGGACACAGAGACAAAACAGTTCTTCAATGGGATTGAAAAACTTGAGAACTTGTTGAACTCTGTGCCTCGTAACCTTTCAAGTGTGTTGGGACAGAACCAAGACTTCATTCCTATGTTTCAGATGTACATCAATGCAATGGTGAGGGAAGGCAAGTTGCCAAACGATGCCAACAAGTTCCTGCTAGGCTTCAAGAAGTTCTACAACGATAGAATGCAAACGCAGATGTCAGGACTAAAGGCACAGAAGGCCTTACAACTGAGACAGGACAAGATGAAACAGATGCCCGTGTTCCTAAACAGGGCCAAGAAACCATTACAGGCAATGTTGACTTTCTACAGGGCAGTGCAGACAATGAAAGCGTTTGTGCTTAGAAAGATGAACCAGGCACAGGCCATAGGTTCATTCCAACAGACAGACGGAGGACTGGAGGTCACAGAGCCAGAGGGATTCGTTGCAGTCGATAAGTCAGGCAATGCTGTGAAGTTAGTGGACAGGTTAGGATTTTCTAGAAGGAATCTTTCAATCGTCAATAAGTTTAAGAAGTAATCTCAGATATTGATTCAAGTGACTCTTCAACAGAGACTCATCAAAAAAGGTTCTATGATTGTGTTCACGGATGTGCTGACTCCTTTCATAGAAGGCCAGATGATCACTTCCCTTCAATGATCTACACAAATCGACAATGCTCCTGGTACGTGAACCCAAGTCTTGTTCGTTGTCATATGTTTCGTCAATCAGTGTCCCGTATGTCTTGAAACCAAGTGTCTTCAACTGGGTGAGATATCCTGCCTTGGCGTGTACTATGAACGGTTGTTTGGCCACTATCGGCTTCCACAATTTCTCAGTCATGAATGTCTCGTCCACAGAAGTCTCAGGCACGATGTTCCAAGCACAATGGTTGTAAGGCTCCTCATACAGGTCTCTGTCCGCACCATACCTCGGATAGGCACCTCTATACTTTGGCACTTCAAACTTTGGATCCAGTGAGATGGCCCTGTGATGATAACTGTAAAGGCTATTGGAGAGAACTTCCTGGTGTAATAAAGAATCAAATAAAAGATCTCTGTGTGGCCTCTGTGCTTTGTTTAGAAACAAGAAGTCAAAACTTTTGATATCGTGTTCGAAATTGAATTGCATCTTCTTGTACCTCTGTTGCATAATGTACCAAAAATATGTGGTACCGCCGTGCCATACGTCAAAATCATAATCACGTAAGATGTGAGGATAATCTGTCTTTAATATTTGATCCTCTGACTCCCAGAAATTACAAAGCACAATCCTGACACCTTTGTTGGCCAATGTTTCCACTTTGTGAACGAGGTCTTTTTTGAATTCGTCGGACACCACGATACAACCAGTATCTACCAAGGCGAACACCTTGTCATACTTGGAATGATCCTGCGTAGCATGGTTGTAGTAAATTGTTTCAAAATCAAATTCAAGATCAGAAAACCGCAGAAAGTTCTCGACTGACACCACATCTGTTGATGTCGTAAGGTTTGTATACACTAGAATTCTACCCATAAATATGTGCGTATTTAATGATTGTAGACCCTTCACATTTTAAAGCATACTATGACGCCTCAAGGTTGACTATCTCCAGACTGGATGATCCGCTTGGAGATTTTTATCTCAAGGATTGGTTCACGGACTTCCCACACAAGGACAGGATCTTCGTACACAGTTTCCCATTGCACGAAGATGATGTGAAAGAGGTTGTTCAGTTCTGTAGACGACACACAGACCACGTGCACCTTATCATACTTTGTGGACAGGCGGTGCCAATGGATCCATTCAACAAGTTGATTGCACAGCAAGATAATGTTTTCATTCTCAATGATAGTGGACACACTTCTGATAGATCATATCCTGTGTTCAATACCCATCGTGTTTTTGGAAAAGGATACATCGGAAAAGTGCCTTTCGTAGAATGGGCAAAAAGGAAACACACCTTGAGTGCTTTGTCACTACGATACGAACCACACAGATGGATACTGATCGCACATCTAAACAGACTAAATCGCAAAGACTATGTGTTCAGTTTCCATAATGCTGTGCCAGAAAGTTACACAGTGGATCATTTTGTTTCCAACGCAAAGGTAATGTGTGACTTCGACGTCGACAAACAAATGGCAGACAGTGTGCAGGCGTTGATTGACAGGGCACCCATCGTGCCCGAAGGACTACACAACCCTAGGCCAAATGGCATGGTGGACGAGATGACTTGGACGCACGACACGGCGGACCTGAACTTGCACCTGGACAGCAAGGTGAACCTGACCATGGAAGGACAGTTTGTTGACAACGGCAACGGTTGTAACATCACCGAGAAAACTTTGAAGTGTTTGGCAACTGGATGTTTCCCGTTGCACGTGGGCCAGAGTGGCTTTTATGATTTCCTCAGCAGTATGGGTTTCAAGTTCAACATAGATTTTGACCTTTCATACGATGATGCTTCAGGCGATACCCGAAGAGAGAAATTACATAAATTGCTGTCGATTGTCAGCGACTTCAAACCAACCAATGAGATGGAACAGTGTGCCAAGGACAACCACGAATGGTTCCATAATGGTTGGTTCGAACACTGTGAGAAACAGAATAAATCAGTGCTTCAAAGGTTGTCGGCCAGGATCAAGGATACGCAATAAATACCCGTATGCTTACTCCATTTATGAAATACGTTGTTGAAGGTAAAGTGATAAGACGTTTCAGCGACCTCCAGAGATTCTCCTACACTGATGTGACGGAAAGAATATATCTAAGTTTCCTTGCACTGGCCTTGATGAGTCAAGACAAGGACACTATGCCATTCGTGAAAGCATATGCTGATCAAACAATGGCTAAGGGAACGTTCGATCAAGTGAGGATGATCAACAATGACTTGGCAAATATGCTTGCCATAGTGGCGGGCGATCCTGAGATTACTAAGAAACTGAAGAACAAGAATCAGGCACAGGCCATGAGACAGAGACAACCGGTACCAGTGATGGCACTACGTAGATACCTCCGTTCGTGGGATGAGCATTTCAGGAACCTGACGCAGTTGGAGAGGGCGTTGAACATCACGGATGCCAACTACAGGAATGTCAGGAGAGCGGTGGCAAACTATCCAAGGCTAGACAGCAAAACAAAAGCACAGACTGTATCTAAACTGAGACAGATGCTGACAAGCAAACTGCCAAACACAGACATACAAAGAAAGTTCAAGGAGTTCTGATGGAAGAGAGACGACCCGTTTGTCATAGATGTGCGTGTGATCCGCACTGTAACAAAGAATGTAGCAACTGTGAAAACTGCGACACCTGTGACTGTGACAAGTGCCTACAAAGATTTGCAGTAGATGGCTGATGAAAATAGTTTCTGGGTGTTGTACAAACATCACACATCACCAACGCTAGATCCAACAGCGGGCGAGCAAAGTCAAATCAAACAAAGGAACGCGGCACTTGGTCAGGTGCGTAACTGGCGTGTGTGTCTCGACATAGGAAGCAACGTCGGTCAATGGACCAGACCACTGGCTAAGAAGTTCCAGAGTGTTATTTGCTTTGAACCCAATCCCAACTTCAGAGAATGTTTCAACAAAAACATCACTGAGCATAATGTATTGCTTTGGCCGTTTGGTCTTTCTGACAAGGAGCACAATGCTTCACAAGGCTTCAACTCCACAGAATTGCAAATGGACAACGGCGATGTGCAGTGCAGGACGCTGGACAGTTTCAAATTGACCAATGTTGACTTCATAAAGATAGATGTAGATGGATTTGAATTGCCTTTATTGCGTGGTGCAACCCATACCTTGTTGTCAAACAATCCTGTGATCAACATAGAAATGAAGAGAAACAAATATCAGCCTGCACGTAAGCAAAACCATCAAAGAGAAAAGATTGTTAACCAATGTGACCGTATCCTGCGAGATCTAGGATATCGCTTCCTAAAACGTACCAAAAGTGACGAGATCTGGCTCAAATTGTAATATTGTAGCATAATTTACCAAACTTACCTATAAATACATTTAACGTGATGTCTGAGCGACGTCACAGTCATTATAATCAGATAAAAAGGAGGATTAAAAATGGCAATTAGTGAAAACAACACAACGTTCAACGCGACTAACAAAGTAGACATGATGGGTAAAGAAATGGAATTCTTTACTGTTGACTTTGTAGATGCCATGAACGCACAAACAGACAAAGGCGAAGACCAAAACACTGCCGAGAACGAAATCAGAAACTTCGGTAACATTGTGGCGGCGGGTCCTTTGACAAACACAAACACAGAGAAGACATACATCTCAGAAGGTACTGATATGTACGTGGGTTCACCAGCAAGTGCAGGTGGAACATTCACGTTCACAGAAACCACTGATGGTTCTTCTATGGGCACGTTACAAACGGCATTAAGAGCAATCACAGGCCAAAACGGTTCAGTAACAGCAACAGCGACTAAGTTAGGTATCCTAACTGGTGCGGTTGTATCGTAATATTAGGGAGGACTAGACAATGGCGATTTCTAAGAACAATTTTGCGATTAACTTAAACAACGAGTTTGAGGGTGTTGACGTAGCATTCCTAACAGTTGACTACATCAACTCAATGGCGTCTGAGACTACTGATCCATTAGCATCTGCCAACACAGCAGGTTTGGCGTTATGTGAAGAAGCAATCCAAAACCAAGGTGTGAACATCATTGGTAAGGGTGCTCTTGCTAACTCAAACACAGAGGTTACTTATATGGTGAGAGCAGATAGTTTAGACACTATCAGTTCTACAACTTCTGTGGCGGCGATACAAGCGGCAATCAGAGCTCTTAACTCTAACTCAAAAATAACTGCAACTATCTCAGGTGCAACAGTAACAGCAAGTACAACAGGTGCTTCTGACACTGGTGTAAATGCGTAATAGTTTGATATAGGAGGAGAAAAAAATGCCTATAACACAAAACAGATCAACTGACTTGACAAGAAGACAGTCGTTCAATGGTAAAGGTCTTACTTTCATCGAAGTAATCTTCGCAACTGAAGGTATCGCATCTGCGACTACACCTGAATCATTAGACTCAGTGTTCGATCAAGTTACAAAAGTTGTAAACAAAAACGGTACTTTACTTGGTGCATCTTACAGATTAGCGGCCAAGGCTACTGACAATGACGCGGCTGAGGCTGGTTCAATCACAGCGAACGACTCAATCGACTCATACCAGTATGTGTGTGAAGGTACGCCAGGTCAATTCAACGCGGCGGACAGTGCTGGTGACATCAACATGGATGTTGATGCTACTATCATTGCTGACGCTGAGGCTGACCTAGAATCAGACATCAGAGCAGTTATCTCTGGTGACTCGGCGGCTGGACAATTACAAGTGAAAGTAAGAACGTTATTACCTGAAGGACACGTGAATGGTGATGCGAGCACTTTCGTTGGAATGTTTGACCAAAGGGGTGATGCATAATAATCACGCTTAGTCACACAGACTAAATTACCAAAGGGCGGATCTATATTTTAGGTTCGCCCTTTTTTTACGATTAAATAATCATATGCCTACAGAGATAGAACGAACACTGACGATCATAAAAGAGAACAGACACACTTTCTTGGATACCACCCCGTACCTCTATGAACTTCCAGACACGAAATGGAAGTATCTACATATGTCAGGCTGTGCGTCAAGGAGTGCAATGCAATGGCTCAAGAACGAATACGAAGGTTACAGGAGGATGCCAATAGATGAAATCAAGGACAACAAGGATCCTGTGTTCTGTTTCCTGGCAGAACCTGAATACAGATGGTGGACGGGTGTGATTGAATGGAGTACCAACTTTGGAGACTACGCATGGTTCAAGAACGAATCGGTTATGGAGTGCTGGCCACACTTTGATCGTTTCACACTCAATTACTCCACGCTGATAGAACAAGTGCCTAATGTGAAGAAGTTGATCAAAATCTCTCCAACACTGAATCTATCTGTGCAAGAATTTGCCAGATCCGAAAGACTTAGATTGTATGGTGACTTCCCTTACGTCAAACCTAGATACAGGACAGTAGGGTACATCAAGGCAATGGCTGAGGTGCTCAGACCAGAGCTCAACAAGTTGATGGAAAAGAAACCTGAACTGAGACAACAACTCAGAGATTACGTGGCGCCGGACTACCAATACTACAACAAGGCGATATAATGTTCGAGTATCGTGTACACACCCTAGTGGACATCACCGACAACGGCAACCTCAAACAACAGTTTCCTTTCAAGACCCTGTCTGGAGATGTCATCCACGACAAGAATTCATTGGCTGTTGCTAGGAATCAAAACTCAAACTTCAACACTATGTTGCAACTGCTACAGATGAGGGGTAACATTACCTGGGAGTTGCCACCGCAACGGATGGACCTGCCCACACTTGGCAACCACGGGTTCGGATCCTTCTACGAAGGCAAACACACCACCTGGCATTTCCAATTCTTCACAGAACAGTCCGGGGTGTATGGCGACAACATAGATCCAACTGCGTACATACAGGATGACTTCCACCAGGTACCGATTGTAAGTTTCTGCAAGGAGACAGCGACCTTCCCGTTGAGCACGTTTGACACACAGACGCCAACCACCATAAACACGTACTTTTCATACGCTGGACCAATCGATAAATAACAGTACATTTTAGGCACACAAACAACAAACAAAGGCTCATCAAAGGCAATGCTACAGGCACAGTTCCAGGCTATAACGGCGGAGATCAGAGAGATCAAACAGGAGTTGAGAGAATTTATTATACTGATGAGTACAACAGATTTAGAGAAACAGAACCTAGAAGCACACGTGGACCTGTGTTCAGAGAGATACAAAGGACTCCACGACAGATTGAGTGCGATCGAACTTCGTCTAGGCAAGATGAACGAAGAGATGACGGCAGGTCACAAGTCACAGACCAAGACAATCATAGCAACGGCGGGAACGGTAGTCGCAGGCTTACTATCAACAGTGGTAGTGATCCTGATGAAGATGCCAGGCTAAAATTTACCAATAGATGTTCATACAGATAGCACCAAAGGCCAAGGTCTACGTCACAGACACGGACGTGGAATTCATAAGGCAACACACAACAGAATCATTCAGGGCAAAGCAACTGTCACCAGAGGACGCTGACAGGGCCAAGCGATTGGCGGACAAGGCGGTGTTCGTTAGGAAAAAACTTGACGACGACACCCAATATGCTTTAAATAGGAAGATAAGGTTCGTTGCCAATGACAGGAAAAAATAAATCAGAACTGGTAAAACAGATTGAGGCCTATGGACTCAAGAACAAACTCGAAGACCTCGCACGGAAGGAAGAGGCACGTAGACCGTTCCGACATCTACCCAAACAGTTCTCCAAGGGCATCCTGATAGGCAACATAGCCATCGTACCCAAGAAGCATACGGGTACCAGGTACGTCTATGTAATAGCAGACATGATGGAAGCAAAGGTGCTCCACGAAGACATCAATCTCAAGCAGACGGCGATATTGGTAGCACACTATCTCGCAGATGAAAAGAACATACCTAACAACATCCTTGAACTTGATACCAAACACGCATCACAACTGTTCGACATACAAAACGCCAAACGTATGATAAGGGAGGCACAGAAAGAGAAAGACGAACTTATGGAAGATGTGTATTGGGACAGGCTAGACGTCGCAAACCGCCTAGCGGACGACTGCAAGAGCAAAATACAGCACATCTTTAATGACACGTTCGGAGGCTAGATAATAAATAAACACAGTATGAAGAGTTTAGACCTTACAAAACCAGTAACTACAGAATCATTATTATCAGAATTCGAATCTAGGTTCAATATGACGATGGACCTAACTAATCTAAATGAGATAGAACTACAAGATTATGCAAATCACGTGAGAACAAAGATACACGAGATAACACAGAACACACATTTTGGACAAGAACTGAAAGATGACAACTATCAAAAGAATCAAATGATGTTGGACATCATTAACCAAGCGATCTCAGAGAGAAAACTTGCTGAGTATGGCGGTAACATGGGTGACCCAGAAGCAAAGGCAGGTTCAACAGCGATCAGTGCCAAAGGAAAACTAGACAAAGGTCAAGCACTATCACAGGACGAGAAGAAAGTTGTAAGCAAGATGCTTACAAAAGAAGGAGTTGAAGAACAATCAGAATTAATTTTAGCGGCCAAGGACATGATGGACAAGGTAACAGGTTACTTGGAAGATCTAGCATCAATGAAGACAGAAGGTATGTTAGAACTAGCAGACAGAATCAGAGACGAGATGGGTGCAGACAAGGCAGACGCATTCATACAAAAGATCCAACCAGCGATTGAACAGGCAGAAGCCACTTTATCAACAACTAGACAAGAACTAGACAACGGTGTAAGGATATTGACCGGAGAGGAAGTTGCTTCAGAACCCATGGGAGCCGATGACACGATGGACATGGACACAGATCTAGACTCACTGGACTCAGACACGGACGACACAGAGGCAGATGAGTTTGGAGCCTCTGATGCCGAAGCAGGTGGCACAGAACCTGAAGGCAGAGAGCAAAGAGAATCCAAAGAAGTGTTTGAAGCATCAAACAGAATCTTAGGTAAACTAGCGGGGAAATAATCCCGTGAGATTTTTCGAATTCAAAAAATCAGACAGCGAACTAGAATCAGCAATCATTAATGTGTTGTTAAACATGCGTGGTGACGCAGACGAGAAGGACAAAGCAAGTGATGTCAGCATGGACGCTGTGAAACAGATAATGAGCAACACAGGTTACCCGGCATTCAATTATGATGTGTTCAAAAGAATCTATGACCAAGACGGTGACCTCAAGAATGTGGTTGCAGATTTCGATCAAGAAAAAATCATTGTGAAAACTTGTAAATGTATATAAATTATAGCTTAGGACAAAATACAATATAGTTGGTGGCATACAAGATGCTGTCATTAATTTTC